TTACTTGTCAAAAATGGCTATTGCATCGTGTTTTTTCTGAGTATATAAATGGCTGTAAGTGCCCATCGTTTCAGTAATTTGAGCATGTCTCATGAGTGACTGTAAAACGAAAATATCTACACCATTATTTGCAAGATAAGATGCATAAGAATGTCTTAACGCGTGAATGTTATAATGGGGGAAAGCTTTTTGGAATTTCTTTTGAACATGACTGTAATGTTCGGGAGCCATTCCTCCGAAAATAAAATAACTACGTTCATCAAAATATTTATTTAACTCTTTTTCACGTTGGTGTCGTTCAGTTAACATTGTATTGATGAATTTAGGTAAAGGAACAATATCCTCTGAACTATCTGTTTTTGGTCTCGGATATATAGTTCTATTAGAGATGTCCATTGTTTTATTTATGGATATCTCTTTTTTGTATTTATTGTAGTCTGTCCAAACAAGCGCCATAGCTTCGCCAATCCTCAAACCTGTATAAAACATTAATGTAAATAACTCTCTGTAATCTTGCTCTTCAATGTCTTTGATTCTTTCTTCAAATTCTTCACGCATCATAAACTTAGGTTTTGGCTTTACACGCGGAATAGGTTTAATTGATATTGTTGGATCTGTACGTAATCCAAAGTATTTTTTAGCATAATTAATTACAACTTTAAAACCTGACCAAATTGTACGAGCAGAATTTGTTGATGCTACATTCTCTATTAGATATTTACGAAACTCTTGGCATTGATTTTGTGTTATCTTATTCATTTTTATGTGCCCGAACTTAGCTTTAAAGTGTTTATGATATTCATTTTGTTTGCGTCGTTTTGTTTTAGGTCTCAAATCGCTATTTTCTAAATAGTGATGAAAAACATAATCAAATGTTTTTGAATCACTATATCCTTCGTTTACGTCATTCAAAAAAATAGCCTCTGCTCTCTTAGCTTCACGCTTAGTTGAAAAACCGCGTTGCATCTTACGTTTGTTATTACCGTATACATCTTTATATCTAATAGAAAAATACCATTTACCTGTATTATCATCCTTATATACTGGCATTTTACTTCTCCCTCCTCAAAATTGGCAAAAAATAATAAGGGTAGGCGGGCTACCCGTGATTTTAGTACTAGGTACTAAATGTGATATAATAAAATAAAAAGTAGGTGATGAAATGTGTGTAAAATTTACTGACGCAGAAATAGCTTATATAAAAGAATCAGTTGAAAATTATAGTAGTGAATTTGATATTTATGACGATGAACAAGAACTTAAATTAAAAATTTATGAACAAATTATGTTAAAAATCAAATCTGAATACAAGGATACCTATTTATTCCGTCTTATTAATTGATTTGGTATATTCTCTTAATATTTTTTCGTTTTCATCAACAATGTCTTTTAGTGTGTTTAAAAGAAAGTCACAATCACCTTTGGCTACTGCACCAGCTTGTGAATGGTTGATTATGTTTCTCATACTATACGCAATTTCTACCCGTTTTTTGGTTCTATAATTTACTTTACCTTCTTTAGTTAATTCTCCTAATAATTTTGTGTACATAGTTGAATCGGTGTCTTTATGTTTGATTTTATTAACTTTTTTTAATTTGATTAAAAACGTTTCTATAGCAACAGCAAAGGTTGCTGCAGCTGGCAAATACAATTCCCTTTTATAAGCTTGTAATCCTTGTTCTATTTGATAAGAAAAAGTTATATCATCAACAATCTCTTTCATACTATTTAAATCTAAGTGGTTGAACGGTTGTATTTCATCATGTGCTTTGTTTATCAATCTTTCTTTCGACTTCGATATCAATGTATTGTAATGATCGTTAGCTAATCTTTTGCCATAATTAAAAAATAAATCTAAATTGTTTTGTAATATTACGGTCCCGATATATTTTCCGTAGTAAATAGATGTGTAATAAATGTAATTATTAAAATCTAATAATCCGGATTGTTCTTCTACATACTTTTTAGAATCATATATGTATGAAGTAAAGTGTTTAGACAAATATTTGATATCAATATTACGAAAATTATATATTTCTTTTAATTTACTGTCATTTGAGATAACGACGATGCAAGGTTCTTCAAAAAAAGATTGATTTAGATAAAATATCGAAATCTTGTAATCGTCTTTTCTCATGAATGGGAAAGCTTCTGGATTGCTACTAAACTGATAATTGTATCTGTTTTCAACTACATATTTGTAGCCTTCTAAAAATTTACGCAAGTATTCTTTTAAAGTTTTATTCTCTTCCATCCCTCATCCTCCTCACGCCACATAGGCGTTATTAATCAATGTGATGCAATTTAAAAACTCTCAACGGCTCAAATGTGATCGAATACTCGCCATAGTGAGTTCCAATACCATATATCTTTTTATATTGTTCTATTGCTTCTAATATGTATTCTTCGCTTAATTGTAGATACTCAGACAATTCATACAAGTTACGTACGCCATAATTATAAGCTTCTACAATTTCGCGTAATGGAACAGCTGAGATAAAGCCGTGTCGTCTTGCGTAATTTTCGAACTTGCGATTGTTGAATTTCGAGTAATCGGCTATATCACCGTATGTAAGTTTATTATGTGCTAATTCTTCAAAGAGAATCCCTGCCTTTTCTCTATCTGATAAACCACGCTTTATCAAAATTAAATCTCCTAACCATACCCCGTCTAAATTATCTGGAAGCACATCAGCCTCTCTTATTTCAATATAATCATGTTGTATTAAAGTTTCTTCATATAATCCCATCTGATACATCCTTTACTTACGTTTGCTTCTTATATAATCTGCATAATCTAAAACTCTTTGCCATTCGTCATCTGTCAATTCTCCTTCAAGATGAGCTGCACGATGTTGTACTTCATCATCGTTTTCTTCAACCCACCCCATTAAATACGCAGGATTAACATTTAATGCAGTAGCTATACTTTCTATAGTATCGTTTTTTAGATTTTTGATATTTCCGCTTTCATAACGTTGTACAGTAGCTTCAGTTTTACCAATTTTTCTTCCTAGTTCGGCCAAAGTCATACCTTGTTTTTCTCTTGATTGTTTCATTCTTTTTGAAAAGCACATCGTAATACAGCTCCTTTTACTTGATAGTTCTATTATAAGGAAAACTTTCGGCATTTGCAATATTTTTCTAAAAAACTTTCGTAAAATGCTTGACCTCTTTTGTAACATCATGATAAGATTACTTACGTAATGCGAAAGGTGGTGAAAAGAAATGCCTATAGATACTAAACTTTTGAAATCTAAAATGGCTTTGAAAGAACATAACATCAAAACCCTTTCTGAAGAAATTGGTGTCAATAGAGATACTTTATCTAACATGATACACGGGAGAACAAAACCATCCTACCCGGTAATAAATGGTATTTATTTTGCGTTAGAATTGACACCTCAAGAAGGAAGAGATATTTTTTTTAACGAAGACTTACGCAAAAAGAAAGTTTTAACTTAAGGAGGAACAACAAATGGAACAAACAATCAAACAATTTTTAGAATTTAGAAAGCAATTCACACCCGCACAGTGGCACGAAATCAACAGAATTATTGACGGACAATTTAGTAAAAAAGCCGCCGAGCTACAACTCGACGACCAAGATGTTGAGGTTATTAAAAATATTATTACTCAACAAAAGATTATGAAGTAACAATTTGAATAAAAGTTATTCAAAAATCACGAAAGGAAGATACAAAATGATGCTGACCAACACACTACTAGCAATTCACTTTTTCATGAATTTAGCGATATTAATTATGCTCGTAAGAATCGGTAGAGATTAACTTATACTTTTTAAGTTTGTTTATTCGTTGATTAGAAACAATCTTTATAAACGCAGGTTCTAATTCGAATTTATATAAAAACTCTGATGACGAATTAGCTATCATAACTTCTGGTTTATCTAATTGTTTATCGATTGGAGCATGCAAATAACTTGGATTATATATACCGAGAGATGAATATTCATCAGATTCCAATACTACGTTAATAGGTGTTAAAACATTTTTGTTTTTATCTAAAAATATTAATTCTTCTAAAGTATGAGTTCTAGACGAGTCATTAGCGACGACAAAATTTAATTCTACAAAATTATTTTCATAGTAGAAATTAAGATCGCTAATAACAAAACTGAACTTATTTTGAGAACGAGTATAAAAAATTGAGTATGCAGATAGACCTAAAGCTAGAAAAGCTACAACGTTTGAAAACAAAGTAGATTGTATGAATTCCATAAGAATAACCACCTTAAATATTTGATAACAACATTATACACGAAAGGAGCATAAATATTATGCAAGCATTACAAACAAAATCGAACATCGGAGAAATGTTCAATATTCAAGAAAAAGAAAATGGAGAAATCGCAATAAGTGCAAGAGAGTTATATAAAGCTTTGGAAGTTAAAAAGCGTTTTAGCGCTTGGGCAGAAATTAACTTGAAGCATTTCAAAGAAAATAGGGATTTTACAAGTGTACTTACAAGTACGGTTGTTAATAACGGAGCTGTAAGACAACTAGAAGATTATGCTTTAACACTTGATGTAGCTAAACATGTTGCGATGATGTCAGGTACAGAAAAAGGTTTTGATTTTAGAGAGTATTTCATCCAAATTGAAAAAGCATGGAACAGTCCAGAAATGATTATGCAACGTGCTTTAAAAATTGCTAACAACACAATCAATCAATTAGAGACAAAGATTGAACGTGATAAACCAAAAATTGTATTTGCAGATGCAGTAGCTACTACTAAGACATCAATTTTAGTTGGAGAGTTAGCAAAGATCATTAAACAAAACGGTATAAACATCGGGCAACGCAGATTGTTTGAGTGGTTACGTCAAAACGGATTCCTTATTAAACGCAAGGGTGTGGATTATAACATGCCTACACAGTATTCAATGGAACGTGAGTTATTCGAAATTAAAGAAACATCAATCACACATTCGGACGGTCACACATCAATTAGTAAGACGCCAAAAGTAACAGGTAAAGGACAACAATACTTTGTTAACAAGTTTTTAGGAGAAAAACAAACATCTTAAAAGGAGGAACTACAAATGTTACAAAAATTTAGAATCGCTAAAGAAAAAAGTAAATTAAAACTCAATTTACTAAAACATGCAAACAGTAATTTAGAAACAAGAAACAACCCTGAACTGTTGCGAGCAGTTGCAGAGTTGCTTAAAGAGATTAATCGATAAATCCGACAACTAATCATCATTTGAATTTGAAAAACTGGTTAATAGATAGCAAAAATACGCTATAAAAAGTACCGAAATATAAAAAGGAGTATTTATTGGTTCGTTATTAATAAACTTTAATAAAAAGTCCCAAATAGCATTACCGCTTACACCTACAGAACTAGCATTAATAAAACCTAAACTGGAGTGATTAATATGCATTATGTCGACAATTTTTTTACCGCTGTAATTATTGCTTTCATGTTGTTTTTGCTCTACTGGATGGGCAGGATTGATGGATTTAATAAAGGTAGAACTATTAGCTACATCGACATTCAAATTTCTAAGAGCATAAGACATTTTCAAAATATCGTTTTTAGGAATGCTCGTAGATTTTATAAAACTATTAAGAACCTCATTAGAAAATAAATTAGATTTGAACATTGGATGATTCTTAGTTACTTGATGCATATAGGAAGCCCAATTAGATAATTTCGATTGGTTAATTCTAATGCTATTCATAACATTATTAACCGTCGATTGAATTTCCAGAGCGTTCATAACATACGAATTATTCATAGTATTTGCGGCTTTAGCGTAAGCTTCGACAGGCAATTTAGACAAGATAGCTTGATTTTTCTTTATTAAATCTAACTGTCGTTGAGTGAGATTTATATTATTCATAATTATCACCTCCTTTCACTAGGAGATAACTAAATTATACACAACACAAAAATAAAAAGGAGAAAAAGATATGATAAAAAATAGTTTGCAAGCTAAAGAACTTGCGGTAATTTTATCTGTTTCAAAATCCAAAGCAGGACAAATAATAAGAGAACTGAATAAAGAGCTTGAAGACGAAGGGTACATTGCGATACGAGGCAGAATACCAGTCCAATTAGCTAGAGAAAAATTCCCTTATCACGGCTTGTCAGACGAGAGAATAATGGAGGCGTTGAAAAAAGAAAATGAGTAACATTTATAAAAGCTACCTATTAGCAGTACTGTGCTTCACAGTCTTAGCGATTGTACTTATGCCATTGCTGTACTTCACTACAGCATGGTCAATTGCAGGGTTCGCAAGTATAGCGACATTCATATTTTATAAGGAATACTTTTATGAAGAATAAAAAAACTGCTACTTGTTGGAGCAAGTAACAGTATCAAACACTTAAGAAAAAATTCATGTTCAATATAAAACGAAAAACGGAGGAAGTCAAGATGTATTACGAAATAGGCGAAATCATACGCAAAAATATTCATGTTAACGGATTCGATTTTAAGCTATTCATTTTAAAAGGTCATATGGGCATATCAATACAAGTTAAAGATATGAACAACGTACCAATTAAACATGCTTATGTCGTAGATGAGAATGACTTAGATATGGCATCAGACTTATTTAACCAAGCAATAGATGAATGGATTGAAGAGAACACAGACGAACAGGACAGACTAATTAACTTAGTCATGAGATGGTAGGAGGTCGCTATGAAGCAGACTGTAACTTATCTAATCAAGCATAAAGATGAAAATCTATTTATTACAAACCGACCAACCGAAGTGAACGATACAGTGAAGTATTCAACTGATATGCGAGACGCAAGAGAATTCGACGGACTAGACAAAACTGTTATTGATATGTCTAAGCACAAAGCAATCAAGAAAACAGTGACAGAAACAATTGAGTATGAGGAGGTAGAACATGACTGAGGAAAAACAAGAACCACAAGAAAAAGTAAGCATACTCAAAAAACTAAAGATAAATAATATCGCTGAGAAAAATAAAAGGAAATTCTATAAATTTGCAGTATACGGAAAAATTGGCTCAGGAAAAACCACGTTTGCTACAAGAGATAAAGACGCTTTCGTCATTGACATTAACGAAGGTGGAACAACGGTTACTGACGAAGGATCAGACGTAGAAATCGAGAACTATCAACACTTTGTTTATGTTGTAAATTTTTTACCTCAAATTTTACAGGAGATGAGAGAAAACGGACAAGAAATCAATGTTGTAGTTATTGAAACTATTCAAAAACTTAGAGATATGACATTGAATGATGTGATGAAAAATAAGTCTAAAAAACCAACGTTTAATGATTGGGGAGAAGTTGCTGAACGAATTGTCAGTATGTACAGATTAATAGGAAAACTTCAAGAAGAATACAAATTCCACTTTGTTATTACAGGTCATGAAGGTATCAACAAAGATAAAGATGATGAAGGTAGCACTATCAACCCTACTATCACTATTGAAGCGCAAGAACAAATTAAAAAAGCTATTACTTCTCAAAGTGATGTGTTAGCTAGGGCAATGATTGAAGAATTTGATGATAACGGAGAAAAGAAAGCTAGATATATTCTAAACGCTGAACCTTCTAATACGTTTGAAACAAAGATTAGACATTCACCTTCAATAACAATTAACAATAAGAAATTTGCAAATCCTAGCATTACGGACGTAGTAGAAGCAATTAGAAATGGAAACTAAAAATTAATTAAAAGGACGGTATTTAATTATGAAAATCACAGGACAAGCGCAATTTACTAAAGAAACAAATCAAGAAAAGTTTTATAACGGCTCAGCAGGGTTTCAAGCTGGAGAATTCACAGTGAAAGTTAAAAATATTGAATTCAATGATAGAGAAAATAGATATTTCACAATCGTATTTGAAAATGATGAAGGCAAACAATATAAACATAATCAATTTGTACCGCCGTATAAATATGATTTCCAAGAAAAACAATTGATTGAATTAGTTACTCGATTAGGTATTAAGTTAAATCTTCCTAGCTTAGATTTTGATACCAATGATCTTATTGGTAAGTTTTGTCACTTGGTATTGAAATGGAAATTCAATGAAGATGAAGGTAAGTATTTTACGGATTTTTCATTTATTAAACCTTACAAAAAGGGCGATGATGTTGTTAACAAACCTATTCCGAAGACAGATAAGCAAAAAGCTGAAGAAAATAACGGGGCACAACAACAAACATCAATGTCTCAACAAAGCAATCCATTTGAAAGCAGTGGCCAATTTGGATATGACGACCAAGATTTAGCGTTTTAAGGTGTGGTTTAAATGCAATACATTACAAGATACCAGAAAGACAATGACGGCACTTATTCCGTCGTTGCTACTGGTGTTGAACTTGAACAAAGTCACATTGACTTACTAGAAAACGGATATCCACTAAAAGCAGAAGTAGAGGTTCCGGACAATAAAAAACTATCTATAGAACAACGCAAAAAAATATTCGCAATGTGTAGAGATATAGAACTTCACTGGGGCGAACCAGTAGAATCAACTAGAAAATTATTACAAACAGAATTGGAAATTATGAAAGGTTATGAAGAAATCAGTCTGCGCGACTGTTCTATGAAAGTTGCAAGGGAGTTAATAGAACTGATTATAGCGTTTATGTTTCATCATCAAATACCTATGAGTGTAGAAACGAGTAAGTTGTTAAGCGAAGATAAAGCGTTATTATATTGGGCTACAATCAACCGCAACTGTGTAATATGCGGAAAGCCTCACGCAGACCTGGCACATTATGAAGCAGTCGGCAGAGGCATGAACAGAAACAAAATGAACCACTATGACAAACATGTATTAGCGTTATGTCGCGAACATCACAACGAGCAACATGCGATTGGCGTTAAGTCGTTTGATGATAAATACCACTTGCATGACTCGTGGATAAAAGTTGATGAGAGGCTCAATAAAATGCTGAAAGGAGAGAAAAAGGAATGAATAGACTAAGAATAATAAAAATAGCACTCCTAATCGTCATCTTGGCGGAAGAGATTAGAAGCGCTAAAAAAATTAAAAAATTTACCCCTGAGGATTCTAAAGGTTTTCCTGATATAACAAAAGATTCAATAAAAGAACCTAAATAAAAATATTATGGTTGATAAAATCCCATTGTTCTTTTGTTAACCACCCTTGTTTGTTATTGACTATTTCTGTAACAAACAGCTTATCTCCAGAATCGAGATAAGGTTTCAACTTTTCTATCATTTCTGAAGTTGATAAAGAAGAACGGAATAAAAATGAAGATTTCCAATAATTGCAATGACCATTAGAAATTTCCTTTTTTATAACATTTCTCAATTCCTCATATTTTTGTCCGGGTGAGTTTAAATCATATGTTAACATATAAGGCTTTTCCATATTTTATTCACCCCCAATCTAACGCAGTAGCGATAACAAAATTATACCAGAAAGGAGAATCAATATGACTGATCAACCAAGTTACTACTCAATAATTACGGAAAATGTTAGAGAGGAAGAGTGTCAATGAGCAAGCCGAAATGGAACAGTGCTAAAAAAAGAAAAATCAAAAACGAATTAACGCAAGGAATTTATAAGTGTGTTATGTGTTCGAATATTTTCGATAGTGTAGATTGTTTGCAAATAGAGCATAAAATACCAATTTCAAAAGGTGGTACAAATGAAATGTCAAATTTAACTGTACTTTGCCAAAAGTGTAATTGTAGCAGAAAGAATAGAGTTGGAAATGAACATTTAAAAAATATTCTTAAAAACATCGAAAAAGAGATGGATAAAATAAACATTGATTTACTCGCTTATGAAAAAGAAATTGGAACTCTCGATAATAGAGATATTTCAGAAATAATTAATGAACTAGAAAGTATATATACAGATTTCCATAATACGTTGGTTGGAGAAGTTTTAAATGTCTAAAGATAAAATCAAAAATTCCATTACTGGTTACGGTCTTGTTTTTAAGCGAGTGATGAAAGACACAACGATAAGTATTGAAGCAAAGGCGTTGTACAGTTACTTATCTTCATATGCTGGTGTAGATGAAACAGCTTTTCCAAGTGTAGATCTAATAAAGCATGAATTAGCCATAGGTAAGCAACGGTATCAAAGAGCAAGAAAAGAGTTAGAAACAGCAGGGTATTTACAAGTTGACAGAAAACAAAACGGTAATATCTATGGAAGTAATTTATACACAATTTACCACAGTCCTCGATGGGTTGATTCTCGACCGGTCGAAATTCAATCGGTTGAAATTCAATCGCTCGACAACCAGCCCACTACAATTAACAGTATTACAAATAACAATTATACAAATAACAATAAGACAATTAATAATAGCGCAACTGACGTTACGCATGAGCAATTCGAGGAATGGTGGAAACTTTACGACAAGAAGAAAGATAAGAAAATATCTTTTACTAAATTCAAATCATGCTTAAAGAAACATTCTTTTGAACAAATCATGCAAGGTACTCGTGAGTATTTAAAAACTATTACAGACAAACAATATCAAAAGTACCCTAAAACGTTCTTAACTAACGAAAGCTATATGAATGATTATAGCGAAGAGATTAAAGAAACTGGCATAGATCAATTGGAACGTATGAAGTACGACGAAAGTTATTGGGATTAGGGGGGATATTATGAAACCACTATTCAGTGAAAAGATAAACGAAAGTTTGAAAAAATATCAACCTACTCATGTCGAAAAAGGATTGAAATGTGAGAGATGTGGAAGTGAATACGACTTATATAAGTTCGCTCCTACTAAAAAACACCCGGATGGTTACGAGTATAAAGACGGTTGCAAATGTGAAATCTATGAGGAATATAAGCGAAACAAGCAACGGAAGATAAACAACATATTCAATCAATCAAACGTTAATCCGTCTTTAAGAGATGCAACAGTAAACAACTACAAGCCACAAAATGAAAAACAAGTACACGCTAAACAATCAGCAATAGAGTATGTACAGGGTTTCTCTACAAAAGAACCAAAATCATTAATATTTCAAGGTTCATATGGAACTGGTAAAAGCCACCTAGCATACGCTATTGCAAAAGCAGTTAAAGCTAAAGGGCATACAGTTGCTTTTATGCATATACCAATGTTGATGGATCGTATCAAAGCGACATACAACAAAAATGCAGTAGAGACTACAGACGAGTTAGTCAGATTGTTAAGCGATATTGATTTACTTGTACTAGATGATATGGGTGTAGAGAACACAGAACATACTTTAAACAAACTTTTCAGCATTGTTGATAACAGAGTAGGTAAAAACAACATCTTTACAACTAACTTTAGTGATAAAGAACTAAATCAAAATATGAACTGGCAACGTATCAATTCAAGAATGAAACACAATGCAAGAAAAGTAAGAGTAATCGGAGACGATTTCAGGGAGCGAGACGCATGGTAACCAAAGAATTTTTGAAAATTAAACTTGAGTGTTCAGATATGTACGCTCAGAAACTCATAGACGAGGCACAGGGCGATGAAAATAAGTTATATGACCTATTTATCCAAAAACTTGCAGAACGTCACACACGCCCCGCTATCGTCGAATATTAAGGAGTGTTAAAAATGCCGAAAGAAAAATATTACTTATACCGAGAAGATGGCACAGAAGATATTAAGGTCATCAAGTATAAAGACAACGTAAATGAAGTTTATTCGCTCTCAGGAGCCCATTTCAGCGACGAAAAGAAAATTATGACTGATAGTGACCTAAAACGCTTCAAAGGCGCTCACGGGCTTCTATATGAGCAAGAGCTAGGATTACAAGCAACGATATTTGATATTTAGAGGTGGCACAGTGAGTAAATACAACGCTAAGAAAGTTGAGTACAAAGGGATTGTATTTGATAGCAAAGTAGAGTGCGAATATTACCAATATTTAGAAAGTAATATGAATGGCACTAACTATGATCGTATCGAACTACAACCTAAATTTGGGAAGCAAAGACCGATTACGTATATAGCCGATTTCTCTTTGTGGAAGGAAGGGAAACTGGTTGAAGTTATAGACGTTAAAGGTAAGGCGACTGAAGTTGCCAACATCAAAGCGAAGATATTCAGATATCAGTATAGAGATGTGAATTTAACGTGGATATGTAAAGCGCCTAAATACACAGGTCAAGAATGGATGGTATATGAGGACTTAGTGAAAGTCAGACGTAAAAGAAAAAGAGAAATGAAGTGATTTAATGCAACAACAAGCATATATAAATGCAACGATTGATATAAGAATACCTACCGAAGTTGAATATCAGCATTTTGATGATGTGGATGATGAAAAAGATGCACTGGCAGATTACTTATATAACAATCCGGACGAAATACTAGAGTATGACAGCATAACAATAAGACACGTATATATAGAGGTGGAATAAATGAGTATCGTAAAGATTAACGGTAAACCATATAAATTTACCGAACATGAAAATGAATTGATAAAAAAGAATGGTTTAACTCCAGGAATGGTTGCAAAAAGAGTACGAGGTGGCTGGGCGTTGTTAGAAGCCTTAAACGCACCTTATGGCATGCGCCTAGCTGAGTATAAAGAAATCGTGTTATCCAAAATCATGGAGCGAGAGAGCAAAGAGCGTGAAATGGCTAGGCAACGACGTAAAGAAGCTGAGCTAAGAAGAAAGAAGCCACATTTGTTTAATGTACCACAGAAACATTCACGTGATCCGTACTGGTTCGATGTCACTTATAACCAAATGTTCAAGAAGTGGCAGGAAGTATAAATGCCTAAAACCGATAACGCACGCAAAGAATACCTAAATCAATTCTTTGGATCTAAGAGATATCTGTATCAGGATAACGAACGAGTGGCACATATTCATGTAGTAAACGGCACTTATTACTTTCACGGTCATATCGTGCCAGGTTGGCAAGGCGTGAAAAAGACATTTGATACAGCGGAAGAGCTTGAAACATATATAAAGCAACATGGTTTGGAATATGAGGAACAGAAGCAACTAACTTTATTTTAGAGGAGATATAAAAATGAAAATCAAATTTAAAAAAGAAATGACATTAGATGAATTAATTAAGTGGGCATGGGAGAACCCTGAATTAGTAAGAGGAGAGAAATTTTATGCGCAAGGCAAGAGTAATGAAACATATGTGTATTTCCATCTTTACGACGGAAGAAAGTGCATCTTAAGAGAATATATATCAGCCGATGACACTTTTGAAGTCGAATATGAAGAGGAAATCACGGAAGAAACTGTAATACCGAAGTTAGTAAAAATGTACAAAGACGGAAAAATGTCCGTTTACAATGACTATTCGATTAAGCATTCTTTGCTTTATTCCCCTAAAGCATACTATATCTTAAACGACGACCTAACTATGACGTTAATCTGGAAAGATGGGGAGTTGCTAGTATGATGTTGAAATTTAAAGCTTGGGATAAAGATAAAAAAGTTATGAGTATTATTGACGAAATCGATTTTAATAGTGGGTACATTTTGATTTCAACAGGTTATAAAAGTTTCAATGAAGTAAAACTATTACAATACACAGGATTTAAAGATGTGCACGGTGTGGAGATTTATGAAGGGGATATTGTTCAAGATTGTTATTCGAGAGAAGTAAGTTTTATCGAGTTTAAAGAAGGAGCCTTTTATATAACTTTTAGCAATGTAACTGAATTACTAAGTGAAAATGACGATATTATTGAAATTGTTGGAAATATTTTTGAAAATGAGATGCTATTGGAGGTTATGAGATGACGTTCACCTTATCAGATGAACAATATAAAAATCTTTGTACTAACTTTAACAAGTTATTAGATAAACTTCACAAAGCATTAAAAGATCGTGAAGAGTACAAGAAGCAACGTGATGAGCTTATTGGGGATATAGGTAAGTTAAGAGAACGCAACAAAGAGCTGGAGAAGAAAGCAAGTGCATGGGATAGGTATTGCAAGAGCGTTGAAAAAGATTTAATAAACGAATTTGGCAAAGATGGTGAAAGAGTTAAATTTGGAATGGAATTAAACAATAAAACTTTTATGGAGGAAGACACTAATGAATAACCGTGAACAAATAGAACAATCCGTTATAAGTGCTAGTGCGTATAACGGCAATGACACAGAGGGATTACTAAAAGAGATTGAGGACGTATATAAGAAAGCGCAAGCGTTTGATGAAATACTTGAGGGAATGACAAATGCTATTCAACATTCAGTTAAAGAAGGTATTGAACTTGATGAAGCAGTAGGGATTATGACGGGTCAAGTTGTCTATAAATATGAGGAGGCACAGGAAAATGACTAACACATTAACAATTGATCAGTTACAAGAGTTATTACAAATACAAAAGGAGTTCGACGATAGAATACCAACGCTGAACTTACGAGATAGCAAAATAGCATATGTAGTTGAATTCTTTGAATGGTTTAATACATTGGAAACGTTTAAGAACTGGAAGAAGAAACCAGGTAAGCCGTTAGACGTACAACTTGATGAATTAGCTGACATGTTGGCGTTTGGATTGAGTATTGCGAATCAAGTAGGAGTGTCATCAGAAGAGATAAAAGAAGCGATTGAATCAAGTTTTAAAGATACAGAATTTCACAAAATGTTTAATTTTAAAGATAAAGAATTTGCTCAAGACGCAGTTGTTAGTACACCACAGATAATATTCAAAGAATTTTATCCCGACCAACAAGCAATTGTTATAGTGATAGACATAGCTTACAACTTATATTCTATCGACCAACTCATTGACGCATACAAAAAGAAAATGAAAAGGAATCATGAAAGACAAGATGGAACAGCAGACGCAGGAAAAGGATACGTGTAAAGACATATTAGATAGGGTCAAGGAGGTTTTGGGGAAGTGACGCAATACTTAGTCACAACATTCAAAGATTCAACAGGGCGCAAGCATACACACATAACTCGAGCTAAGAGCAATCAAAGGTTTACAGTTGTTGAGGCAGAGAGTAAAGAAGAGGCGAAAGAGAAGTACGAGGCACAAGTCAAAAGGGATGCAATTATTAAATTAGGTCAGTTGTTTGAAAATATAAGGGAGTGTGGGAAATGATTAAGCAAATACTAAGATTATTATTCTTACTAGCGATGTATGAGTTAGGTAAGTATGTAACGGAGCAAGTATATATTATGATGACGGCTAATGATGATGTAGAGGTGCCGAGTGACTTTGCAAAGTTGAGTGATCAGTCTGATTTGATGAGGGCGGAGGTGTCGGAGTAGATGTATAGCAAAGAGTCAATCGTTAATATGATAGGCACACATAAAATGAAGTGTAATGTATTAGCTGATGTAATACCGGAATATGATAGCAATTCAATCGCACAGTACGGCATACAAGCAACGTTACCAAAACCACAAGGGGAAAACTCAAGCAAGGTTGAAGATGTTGTTGTGAGGCTTGAAAGAGCAAATAAAAGGTATGCTCAGATGTTAAAAGAGGTTGAGTTTATAAATCAATCGCAACAGAGATTAGGACACGTTGACTTTTGTTTTTTAGAGTTGTTAAAGAAAGGTTATAATAGGGATGCAATTATCAAGAAGATGCCTAACTCTAAATTGAACAGAAATAACTTTCTAGCACGCCGTGATGAGTTAGCGGAAAAGATTTATCTACTACAGTGACGAAAATGACAAAAATGACAGAAATGACGAAAATGACACTATTTTTAAACTGTGAATTAATTTTATATAATTGATTTGTAAGAATTATCTTAAGACGTGGGGTAATAGCCACATTAGATGTTCTCATCGATGTGATTGAGAAGTGACAAACATATAAAAGATGATATGTTACGCTATTAATCACTTACTACCTGCCTATATGGTGGGTAGTTTAATTCTTGCATTTTGAGTCATAACTATTTTCCTCCTTTCACATTTATTGAACGTAGCTCCTGCACAAGATGTAGGGGCATTTTTTATATTTAAATAACTAGAGTAATTAACGTAAAGGCGTGTGATACAGTGAAAACAATTGATTAAATTAACACCGAAGCAAGAAAAGTTTGTGCTAGGACTCATAGAGGGCAAGAGCCAACGGAAAGCATATATTGACGCAGGGTATTCGACTAAAGGTAAGAGTGGGGAATATCTAGATAAAGAAGCGAGTACACTTTTTAAAAATCGGAAGGTTTCCGGAAGGTACGAAAAATTGCGTCAAGAAGTAGCTGAACAATCAAAATGGACACGCCAAAAGGCCTTTGAAGAATATGAGTGGCTAAAGAATGTAGCTAAGAATGACATTGAAATAGAGGGAGTGAAGAAAGCGACAGCTGATGCATTCCTCGCTAGTTTAGATGGTATGAATAGAATGACGTTAGGTAACGAAGTTTTAGCTAACAAGAAAATAGAAACTGAAATTAAGATGCTTGAGAAGAAGATTGAACAAATAGATAAAGGTGACAGTGGAACAGAAGATAAAATCAAACAACTTCACGACGCAATAACGGAAGTGATCGTCAATGAATAAACTTAAATCTTTATATACGGACAAACAAATTGAAATATTGAAGCAAACGCAAAAACAAGATTGGTTTATGTTAATTAATCACGGAGCTAAGCGTACAGGTAAAACAATATTAAATAATGACTTATTTTTACGCGAGTTAATGCGTGTGCGAAAGATAGCAGACGAAGAAGGAATTGAAACACCTCAATATATACTTGCTGGTGCAACATTAGGTACGATTCAAAAAAACGTACTAATAGAGTTAACTAACAAATACGGCATTGAGTTTAATTTTGATAAATACAATTCATTCATGTTATTTGGCGTTCAAGTGGTTCAGACAGGTCACAGTAAAGTAAGTGGTATAGGAGCTATACGTGGTATGACATCGTTTGGTGCATATATCAATGAAGCGTCGTTAGCGCATGAAGAGGTGTTTGACGAGATTAAGTCACGTTGTAGTGGAACTGGTGCAAGAATATTGGTAGATACCAACCCTGACCATCCCGAGCATTGGTTGTTGAAAGATTATATTGAAAATACAGATCCTAAAGCAGGTATACTGAGTCACCAATTTAAGCTTGATGACAATAACTTTCTTAATGATAGATATAAAGAGTCTATTAAGGCTTCAACACCATCAGGTATGTTCTATGAACGTAATATCAACGGTATGTGGGTGTCTGGTGACGGTGTAGTATATGCCGACTTTGATTTGAATGAGAATACGATTAAAGCAGATGAACTGGACGACATACCTATCAAAGAATACTTTGCTGGTGTCGACTGGGGTTACGAGCACTATGGATCTATTGTGTTAATAGGACGAGGTATAGATGGTAACTTTTATTTTATTGAGGAGCACACACACCAATTTAAGTTTATTGATGATTGGGTGGTTATTGCAAAAGATATTGTAAGTAGATATGGCAATATTAATTTTTACTGCGATACTGCACGACCTGAATACATCACTGAATTTAGAAGACATAGATTACGTGCAATTAACGCTGATAAAAGTAAACTATCGGGTGTAGAGGAAGTTGCTAAGTTGTTCAAACAAAACAAGTTACTTGTTCTTTATGATAATATGGATAGGTTTAAGCAAGAGGTATTTAAATACGTTTGGCACCCTACAAACGGAGAGCCTATAAAAGAATTTGATGACGTGTTGGACTCGTTAAGATATGCCATATACACACATACTAAACCTGAACGATTAAGGAGGGGGAAATGACATTGTATAAGTTAATAGATGATATTGAAGCACAAGGAATATTGCCTAAGCATATTGAGGCTCTAATAGAGTCACATAAAGACGATAGAGAGAGAATGGTTAATCTCTATAATAGATACAAGACACATATTGACTATGTACCAATATTCAAACGTCGACCAATTGAAGAAAAAGAAGATTTTGAAACTGGTGGAAATGTAAGGCGATTAGACGTGTCTGTTAATAACAAACTTAACAACTCTTTTGACAGCGAAATTGTTGATACACGTGTTGGTTATTTACATGGTGTTCCTGTTACTTATGATTTAGATGAAAACGCAGAAAAAAACGAAAAGTTGAAAAAGTTTATAACCAACTTTGCCATTAGAAATAGTGTTGATGATGAGGATTCTGAAATAGGTAAAATGGCAGCAATTTGCGGATATGGTGCTAGGTTAGCATATATTGATACGAATGGTGATATTAGGATTAAGAATATAGATCCCTATAATGTTATTTTTGTTGGCGACAATATTTTAGAACCTACATACTCATTGCGCTACTTTTATGAAAAAGATGATGATAATGGCACTGATTATGTGTACGCAGAGTTTTACGATAATACTTATTATTATGTATTTCGAGGAGAAGGTATTGACGCTTTGCAAGAAGTTGGACGATATGAACATTTATTTGATTACAATCCATTGTTTGGTGTACCTAACAACAAAGAGATGATAGGAGATGCTGAAAAGGTTATTCACTTAATTGACGCATATGATTTAACAATGAGTGATGCATCAAGTGAGATTAGTCAGACACGTTTAGCATACCTTGTGTTACGCGGTATGGGTATGAGTGAAGAAATGATTCAAGAAACACAAAAGAGTGGCGCATTTGAGCTGTTCGACAAAGATATGGACGTTAAATACTTAACAAAAGATGTAAACGACACAATGATTGAGAACCATTTAGATCGAATCGAAAAGAATATCATGCGTTTTGCAAAGTCAGTAAACTTTAATTCTGACGAGTTTAACGGAAATGTACCTATCATTGGAATGAAACTTAAACTTATGGCTTTAGAGAACAAGTGTATGACGTTTGAGCGTAAGATGACAGCTATGTTGAGGTATCAATTCAAAGTTATTTTATCTGCATTAAAGCGTAAAGGGTACAACTTGGATGATGATAGTTATTTAAACCTGATATTTAAGTTCACTCGTAACATTCCAGTTAATAAGTTAGAAGAATCACAAGTGCTAATTAACCTGAAGGGACAAGTTTCAGAACGAACAAGGTTAGGACAATCACAACTAGTTGATGATGTTGATTACGAATTAGACGAAATGGAAAAAGAAAGTCTTGAATTTAATGACAAATTACCTGACATAGATGAAGGTGACGCAAATGACAAATCCCAAAATAACCAATCAGAATGATATTGATGAGTATATCGAGGGTTTAATCTCTAAAGCAGAAAAACCAATAGAACAACTATTTGCTAATCGACTTAAAGAGATAAAACAAATCATCGCAGATATGTTTGAGAAATATCAAAATGATGATGTGTATGTTACATGGACTGAATTCAATAAATACAACAGGCTCAATAAGGAGTTAACTCGTATAGGTACAATGTTGACTGATGACTATAGGCAAGTAGCTAAGATGATTCAGAAGTCACAAGAAGATGCTTATATAGAAAAATTCCTTATGAGCCTTTATTTATATGAAATGGCGAGTCAAACATCTATGCAGTTTGATGTTCCGAGTAAAGAGGTAATCAAATCAGCTATTGAACAACCTATTGAGTTCATTCGTTTAATGCCAACACTACAAAAACATCGTGATGAAGTATTGAAAAAGATACGTATGCACATTACACAAGGTATTATGAGTGGAGAGGGTTACTCTAAGATAGCAAAAGCAATACGCGATGATATCGGCATGTCTAAAGCTCAATCATTGCGTGTGGCTCGTACAGAAGCAGGCAGAGCAATGTCACAAGCTGGACTTGATAGCGCAATGGTTGCTAAAGATAACGGTTTGAAGATGAAGAAACGTTGGCATGCTACTAAAGATACACGAACACGTGATACTCATCGTCATTTAGATGGGGAATCAGTGGAAATAGATCAGAATTTTAAATCAAGTGGGTGTGTTGGGCATGCGCCCAAGCTATTTATTGGTGTAAACAGTGCGAAAGAGAATATTAATTGTCGTTGCAAATTACTTTATTATATTGATGAAAATGAATTGCCAACTGTAATGAGAGCACGTAAAGACGATGGTAAAAATGAAGTTATCCCATTCATGACTTATCGTGAGTGGGAGAAATATAAGCGAAAAGGTGGTAATTGATATGGATTTTAAAATAAAAGTAAATGTTGATACTGGCGAAGCTATAGAAAAGTTAGAACGCATTAAATCCTTGTACGAAGAGATAATAGAGTTACAAAACGAAAAATTTGTTGTAAACGTAACAGTTAAAAATGAAGCTGATTTAGATATGGTTAAAACATCTATTAGCGAAGAAAATGCTAAAAATAATGATTTCACACTTTTTTAGTTGTCTCTTTGCTACTCGACCTTAGCATGTCGTTAAACTGCTTTTTATTATGCACTTTTCGGACTGTTAGGGTACGCGAAGGGCAAAAAGGAGTTTTGATATATGAATATCGAAGAAGTTAAGTCTTTTTTTGAAGAACACAAAGACGATAAAGAAGTAAAAGATTATCTAAACGGACTTAAGACGGTGTCTGTTGATGACGTTAAAGGCTTTTTAGATACAGAAGAAGGTAAACGATTCATTCAACCTGAATTAGATCGTTATCATTCGAAAGGATTAGAATCATGGAAAGAGAAAAATCTTGAGGATCTAATCGAACAAGAAGTACGGAAGCGTAATCCTGAGCAATCAGAAGAACAAAAACGTATTAGTGCTCTTGAACAAGAGTTAGAAAAACGCGACGCAGAGGCAAAACGTGAGAAGTTAAGAAGTAACGCGCTAGGTAAAGCGCAGGAACTAAATTTACCAACATCCTTAGTTGATAGATTTTTAGGCGATTCTGATGAAGATACTGAGCAAAACTTAAAAGCTTTAAAAGAAACCTTTGACAAGTATGTTCAAAAAGGTGTTGAGTCTAAATTTAAATCGAGTGGAAGAGATGTTAAAGAATCACGAAATCAAGATTTAGACCCTTCAAATGTAAAGTCCATTGAAGAAATGGCGAAAGAAATCAATATTAGAAAATAAAGTGAGGTAATAAAATATGGCAACTCCAACATACACGCCAGGCAATGTTATTTTATCGGATTTTAAAAACGGCGTTATTCCAGCAGAACAAGGTACTTTAATCATGAAAGACATTATGGCTAATTCAGCAATTATGAAATTAGCTAAAAATGAGCCAATGACAGCACAAAAGAAAAAATTTACTTACTTAGCAAAAGGTGTAGGCGCCTACTGGGTATCAGAAACGGAACGTATTCAAACTTCTAAGCCTGAATATGCACAAGCAGAAATGGAAGCTAAGAAAATTGGTGTAATTATTCCGTTATCAAAAGAGTTTCTTAAATGGACTGCAAAAGATTTCTTTAATGAGGTTAAACCTCTAATTGCAGAGGCATTTTACAAAGCGTTTGACCAAGCTGTTATCTTTGGTACTAAATCACCTTACAACACTTCAACTAGTGGTAAACCGCTTGTTGAAGGCGCAGAAGAGAAAGGTAACGTTGTTACAGATACTAATAATTTATACGTAGACCTTTCGGCATTAATGGCTACTATTGAAGATGAAGAGTTAGATCCAAACGGAGTATTAACTACACGTTCATTCAGAAGTAAAATGCGTAATGCTTTAGATGCTAATGACAGACCATTATTTGATGCTAACGGGAACGAGATTATGGGATTACCACTATCTTATACTGGAGCGGATGTATACGACAAAAAGAAATCGTTAGCACTAATGGGTGATTGGGATTACGCACGTTACGGTATCTTACAAGGTATTGAGTATGCAATTTCTGAAGATGCCACGTTAACGACGTTACAAGCATCAGATGCTTCTGGCCAACCAGTATCATTATTTGAACGTGATATGTTCGCTTTACGTGCGACGATGCATATTGCATACATGAACGTTAAACCAGAAGCGTTCGCAACGCTTAAACCAACTGAATAGGAGGAGATATGATGGCTAATCCTGCAGAAGAGATTAAGGTAAAAAAAGACAATATGACTATTACTGTTACAAAGAAGGCATTTGACTCTTATTACAGTCTTGTCGGTTACAAAGAGGTTAAATCACGCCGTACTACGTCTGATAAGAGCGAGTGATAAAAATGACTCTTTATGAAGATGTTAAACTTTTACTCAAGAAAAATGGAGTGGAAGTTAAAAGTGATGAAGAAGAAATATTTAAGATGGAAGTTGACGGAATACTAGAAGATGTTAGGGATATAACAAACAATGATTTTATGAAAGATGGTCAAGTCATTTATCCTTACTCAATCAAAAAGTATGTCGCAGACGTCCTAGAGTATTATCAACGACCTGAAGTTAAAAAGAATTTAAAGTCAAGAAGTATGGGGACAGTGTCGTACACTTATAACGATGGTGTCCCTGATTACATTAGTGGAGTATTAAACAGGTATAAACGAGCAAAGTTTCATCCGTTTAAGCCAATAAGGTAGAGGTGTTGTTTGTGTTTAACCCATACGACGAATTCCCTCACACTATTTCTATTGGAAGTATCAAAAAAGTAGGAGAGTATCCAATTATACAAGAGCGCTTTGTAAGCGATAAAACAATTAAAGGATTTATGGATACGCCTACTACATCTGAACAACTAAAATTTCATCAAATGTCACAAGAATATGACAGAAACCTATATGTACCTTATGACTTGCCAATATCTAAAAACAATTTATTTGAGTATGAGGGTAGAATCTTTAGTATTGAAGGTGATTCTGTAGATCAGGGCGGACAACATGAAATTAAGTTACTACGACTTAAGCAGGTGCCATATGGCAAAAGTTAAGTACGGTGCTGATAGCATGGTTGTTGAATTGGATAAGTTCGATAAGAAAATAGAAGAGTGGGTTAAAAAAGGTATCGCTAAAACAACGATGAAGATATATAACACTGCTGTAGCATTAGCTCCTGCTGACTTAGGATTTTTGAAAGAAAGTATAGACTTTCGATTTGAGAACAACGGTCTAACAGGAGTTATCAATGTAGGTGCAGAATATAGTGTTTATGTTGAGTACGGCACAGGTATTTATGCCACTAAAGGTAGTCGCGCTAAAAAGATACCGTGGAGTTATAAAGACGCTAACGGTAAATGGCATACTACTAAAGGACAAGCGCCACAGCCGTTTTGGAACCCTGCAATTGACGCAGGACGCAAGACATTCGAGCAGTATTTTTCATAGAGGTGGTTAAATATGTGGGTATCAGTTGAACCTGAACTTACAAATCAAATATATAAAAGATTAATCTCAGACCCTAACATTAACAAAATAGTTGGTGATAGGGTCTTTGACGTTGTTCAAGATGACGCTGTTTACCCATATATTGTTGTGGGTGAATCAAACGTCACTAACAACGAATCTAGTGCAACAATGAGAGAAACAGTTGGTATTGTCATACATGTGTATTCACAGTTCGCTACACAATACGAGGCTAAGCTCATTTTAAGCGCAATAGGCTATGTGCTAAACAGGACTATAGAGATAGAAAATTACGAATTCCAATATAGCTGTATCGATAGTCAAGCAGTATTCCCTGATATAGACAGGTTTACTAAGCATGGCACGATACGGCTTTTATTTAAGTACAGACATAAAAAGAAAAACGAAGGAGTGTATTAAATGGCGCAAAAAAACTATTTAGCAGTTGTACGTCCAGCTGAAACTGACTTAGATCCAGTAGAATCTTTATTATTAGCTGACTTACAAGAAGGTGGACATACGATTGAAAATGATTTAGCTGAAATAGTACGAGGCGGTAAAACGGACTATTCTCCCAATGCAATGTCAGAATCATTTAAATTAACAATTGGTAATGTGCCTGGAGATAAAGGAATTGAAGCAGTGAAACACGCTGTACAAACAGGTGGACAGTTGCGTATATGGCTTTATGAGCGTAATAAACGTGCAGACGGTAAACATCACGGAATGTTTGGTTATGTTGTTCCAGAATCATTTGAAATGTCGTTTGATGATGAAAGTGACAAAATCGAACTATCATTAAAAGTTAAATGGAATACAGCAGAAGGTGCTGAAGATAACTTGCCGAAAGAGTGGTTTGAAGCTGCAGGTGCGCCTACAGTTGAATACGAAAAATTCGGCGAAAAAGTCGGAACATTCGAGAATCAAAAGAAAGCTAGTGTTGTATCTGATTCACACACGGAAGACCATTCTATGTAAACTAATAGATCAAGGGGGCGTAAGCTCCCTATTTTTTTATAAAAAAATTGAAAAGAGGTATATATTTTGACTGAATTTAATCCAATTACAACATTAAAAATTAATGACGGAGAAAAAGATTACGAAGTAGAAGCAAAAGTAACATTTGCATTTGACCGAAAAGCTGAAAAATTCTCAGAAGATAGCGAAGATGGGAGAAAAGGAGCAATGCCAGGATTCAATGTTATCTTTAACGGTTTGCTAGAATCTAGAAACAAAGCGATTTTACAATTTTGGGAATGTGCTACTGCTTATTTAAAAAACCCACCAACTCGAGAACAATTAGAAAAAGCAATTGATGATTTCATCACTGAAAACGAGGATACTTTGCCGTTATTACAAGGGGCTTTGGACAAACTTAACAATAGTGTTTTTTTCAAGAGGGAGAGTCGCTCGTACTGGATGACATTGAACAAAGCACCGAATATGGCCAAAAGCGAGGACAAAGAAATGACGAAAGCAGGCATAGAAATGATGAAAGAGAATTACAAGGAAATCATGGGCGCAGAACCTTACACGATTACTCAAAAATAAGGCAACTGACAGCTAGATATTTAGGATATATCCCTGAACATGAATTGTTAGCACTAACACCTGCTGAATGGCGTGATTGGCTTATTGGTGGTCAGGATAGGTACCTAGATCAAAGACAATTATTAATTGAACAAGCGCAAGCTAACGGCTTAGTACAAGCTTCTAAGAGGCTAACTAGTATGATTCGTGACATTGAGAAACAACGTTACGAAATAAGAGAACCTGGTAGCTATGCTCGTGTACAAAAAGCTAGATTAGAAGAAGAAAAAAGAAGACGTGAACTCTTCAAAGAAGGTACAAGAAAATTCCTTGAATCGAAAGGAGGTTAGCCTTTGGATACTCATTTTATGGCAAAGATTATGGCCAATATTAGAGATTTCCAAAGCAACGTAAGGAAAGCTCAACGATTAGCAAAGACGTCTGTACCAAACGAAATTGAAACAGATGTAAAAGCAGATATTTCAAGATTCCAAAGAGCTTTACAACGCGCTAAAGCTATGGCGCAAAAATGGCGTGAACATAACGTTAAAATAGATGGTAATAATTCACCGTTAAAACGTGCAATTGCTAGTGCAAAAACGATGTTGGCCACGTTACACAACAAAACAATAAAAGTTAATTTCGATACGAGAGGTATGACAAAAACCCAAATTTTAACTAAGGCACTGAATCAGTCCTTAACTGATTATAGTGAGAAAATGGACGCGCTAGCTACTAAAATTCGTACATTTGGTACAATTTTTGCACAACAAGTTAAAGGCTTAATGATTGCTAGTATACAAGCATTGATACCAGTGATTGCCGGATTAGTACCTGCAATAATGGCAGTACTTAATGCGGTTGGTGTATTAGGTGGTGGCGTTTTAGGTTTAGTTGGCGCATTCTCTGTCGCAGGTCTTGGAGTTGTTGGCTTTGGTGCAATGGCTATTAGCGCTCTTAAAATGGTTGAAGATGGAACATTGGCAGTAACAAAAGAAGTTCAAAACTTTAGAGATGCGAGCGATCAGTTAAAAACTACATGGCGTGATATTGTTAAAGAGAATCAAGCAAGTATCTTTAATGCGATGTCAGCAGGTATCAGAGGTGTTACAAGTGCGATGTCTCAATTAAAACCATTCTTATCTGAAGTATCTATGCTGGTTGAAGCAAACGCACGCAAGTTTGAGGATTGGGTTAAACATTCTGAAACAACTAAGAAAGCATTTGAAGTATTGAATAGCATAGGTGGCGCAATCTTCGGAGATTTATTGAACGCTGCAGGAAGATTTGGCGACGGATTAATTAACATTTTCACTCAATTAATGCCGTTGTTCAAATTTGTGTCTCAAGGACTACAGAACATGTCCATAGCTTTCCAAAATTGGGCTAATAGTGTGGCTGGTCAGAATGCTATTAAAGCGTTTATTGACTACACTACCACTAACTTACCTAAGATTGGTCAGATATTTGGCAATGTGTTCGCTGGTATTGGTAATTTAATGATTGCTTTTGCTCAAAACAGTTCTAACATTTTTGACTGGTTAGTTAAATTAACTTCTCAATTTAGAGCATGGTCAGAACAAGTAGGACAATCACAAGGATTTAAAGACTTTATCAGTTACGTTCAAGAGAATGGTCCTACTATTATGCAGTTAATCGGTAATATCGTAAAAGCGTTAGTGGCATTTGGTACTGCAATGGCTCCTATAGCTAGTAAATTACTAGATTTCATTACTAATTTAGCTGGATTTATCGCCAAACTATTCGAAGCACACCCAGCAGTCGCTCAAATTATCGGTGTTATCGGTATTTTAGGTGGCGTATTTTGGGCTTTAATGGCTCCGATCGCAGCTGTTAGCAGTGTGTTAAGTAATGTGTTTAGTATGACTTTATTGAATGTTGTCAAAAGAATACTGGATTTAACTAGAATAACTGGGGTGGTAAGTAAAGCGTTCGGTTTATTGACTGGTGCTTTCACAAGTATTTCTTGGCCAATATTAGCAGTAGTTGTAGTCATTGGTGTATTCATTGGTATTCTTGTTTATTTATGGAAAACAAACGAGAATTTCAGAAAAACAATAACAGAAGCTTGGAACGGTATTAAAACAGCAGTTTCCGGTGCGATTCAAGGTGTAGTAGATTGGTTAACTCAATTGTGGGGCAAAATTCAATCAACATTACAGCCAATCATGCCTATATTACAAGTATTAGGACAAGTATTCATGCAAGTTTTAGGTGTTTTGGTAATAGGCATTATTACAAATGTTATGAATATCATACAAGGTTTGTGGACGTTAATTACAATTGCGTTCCAAGCCATAGGAACAGTGATATCCGTAGCTGTCCAAATCATAGTAGGTTTATTCACTGCTTTAATTCAGTTGCTTACTGGCGACTTCTCAGGTGCTTGGGAGACTATTAAAACTACGGTTACCAATGTACTTGATACGATTTGGCAATACATGCAATCAGTTTGGGAGTCAATTATCGGCTTTTTAACTGGCGTAATGAATCGAACGCTTTCAATGTTTGGTACAAGTTGGTCACAGATATGGAGTACAATCACTAATTTTGTTAGCAGTATTTGGAACACTGTTACAAGTTGGTTCAGTCGTGTTGCTTGGAGTGTGGCTGAAAAAATGGGACAAGCATTAAACTTTATTATCACAAAAGGTTCTGAATGGGTTTCTAACATTTGGAATACAGTTACAAGTTTCGCGAGTAAAGTAGCTGATGGGTTTAAAAGAGTTGTCTCAAATGTAGGTGACGGTATGAGTGATGCACTTGGTAAGATTAAAAGTTTCTTCAGTGATTTCTTAAATGCCGGAGCGGAATTAATCGGCAAAGTAGCTGAGGGTGTAGCCAATGCTGCGCACAAAGTAGTCAGCGCGGTAGGCGATGCGATTTCATCAGCTTGGGACTCTGTAACTTCATTCGTAAGTGGACACGGTGGAGGTAGTAGCTTAGGTAAAGGTTTAGCGGTATCACAAGCAAAAGTAATTGCTACAGACTTTGGCAGTGCCTTTAATAAAGAGCTATCCTCTACTTTGACAGATAGTATAGTAAATCCTGTAAGTACTTCTATAGACAGACACATGACTAGCGATGTTCAACATAGCTTAAAAGAAAATAATAGACCTATTGTGAATGTAACGATTAGAAATGAGGGCGACCTTGATTTAATTAAATCACGCATTGATGACATGAACGCTATAGACGGAAGTTTCAACTTATTATAAGGGAGGTTTGTTAGTTGATAGCGCACGATATAGAAGTAATAAGGAATGGTTCACAGTATCGCGTCAGTGACAATCCTTTCACTTATAATCACTTGGAAGTAGTTGAATATAACGTTACAGGCGCAGGATATCATCGTAACTATTCTGATATAGAGGGTATTGATGGTAGATTTCATAATTACACTAAAGAAGAATTTAAAAAAGTAGAGATTAAGATAAGGTATAAAGTACCTAAAATTGCTTATGCTTCACATTTAAAGTCAGACGTCCAAGCACTATTTGCTGGACGTTTTTATTTAAGGGAATTAGCTACACCAGACAATTCAATTAAGTATGAGCATATATTAGATATACCAAAAGACAAACAAGCATTTGAGCTTGATTATGTTGATGGACGACAACTTTTTGTAGGACTAGTAAGTGAAGTTTCTTTTGACACAACACAAACATCAGGGGAATTTTCTTTGTCGTTTGAAACAACCGAACTACCATACTTTGAAAGTGTCGGTTATAGTACTGATCTTGAAAGTAATAACGACCCTGAAAAATGGTCGGTACCTGATAGATTGCCTACAAACGAAGGTGATAAGAGGCGTCAAATGACATTTTACAACACTAACTCAGGAGAAGTTTATTATAACGGTGATGTTCCTTTAACACAGTTTAATCAGTTTAATGTTGTTGAAATAGAGTTAGCTGAAGATGTTAAAGCTAATGATAAGGATGGATTCACTTTCTATACAGATAAAGGAAATATCTCAGTTATTAAGGAAGTTGATTTAAAAGCCGGAGATAAAATAATCTTCGACGGTAAACATACCTATAGAGGTTATTTAAATATAGATTCTTTTAATAAAACTTTAGAACAACCGGTTTTATATCCAGGCTGGAATCGATTCAAGTCTAATAAAGTAATGAAACAAATTACATTTAGACACAAATTATATTTTAGATAAGGAGTAGCCTATGCCAATTTTATTAAAAAGTCTACAGGGTGTAGGGCACGCTATTAATGTTAGTACAAAGGTAAGTAAAAAGCTAAATGAAGATAGTTCTTTGGATCTAACTATTATCGAGAACGCGAGTACGTTTGACGCAATAGGTGCTATAACTAAAATGTGGACGATCACTCATGTTGAAGGTGAAGATGATTTCAACGAATATGTAATTGTCATACTTGATAAGTCTACTATTGGCGAAAAAATAAGGCTTGATATCAAAGCTAGGCAAAAAGAACTTGATGACCTTAACAATTCTAGGATTTACCAAGAGTATAACGAAAGTTTTACAGGCGTTGAGTTCTTCAATACTGTCTTTAAAGGAACGGGTTATAAGTATGTATTACATCCAAAAGTAGATGCATCTAAATTCGAGGGATTAGGCAAAGGAGATACACGATTAGAAATCTTTAAAAAAGGACTTGAGCGTTATCATCTCGAATATGAATACGATGCAAAGACTAAAACGTTTCATTTGTATGATGAATTATCTAAGTTTGCCAATTATTACATTAAAGCTGGTGTGAATGCTGATAACGTCAATATACAAGAAGATGCATCTAAATGTTATACCTTTATTAAAGGTTATGGTGATTTTGATGGACAACAGACTTTTGCAGAAGCGGGACTACAAATTGAATTCACTCATCCATTAGCACAATTGATAGGTAAAAGAGAAGCGCCACCGCTTGTTGATGGACGTATTAAAAAAGAAGATAGTTTAAAAAAAGCAATGGAGTTATTGATAAAGAAAAGTGTCACTGCTTCTATTTCCTTAGACTTTGTAGCGTTACGTGAACATTTCCCAGAAGCTAACCCTAAAATAGGTGATGTTGTTAGAGTGGTGGATTCTGCCATAGGATATAACGACTTAGTGAGAATAGTCGAAATCACTACACATAGAGATGCGTACAATAATATCACTAAGCAAGATGTAGTATTAGGAGACTTTACAAGGCGTAATCGTTATAACAAAGCAGTTCATGATGCTGCAAATTATGTTAAAAGCGTAAAATCTACAAAATCCGACCCATCTAAAGAACTAAAAGCATTAAACGCAAAAGTTAACGCAAGTTTATCTATAAATAATGAATTGGTTAAGCAGAATGAAAAAATAAACGCTAAAGTCGATAAGATGAATACTAAAACAGTTACAACTGCTAATGGTACGATCATGTACGACTTTACTAGTCAATCAAGTATAAGAAACATCAAATCAATTGGAACGATTGGCGACTCTGTAGCTAGAGGGTCGCACGCAAAAACTAATTTCACAGAAATGTTAGGCAAGAAATTGAAAGCTAAAACGACTAATCTTGCAAGAGGTGGCGCAACAATGGCAACAGTTCCAATAGGTAAAGAAGCGGTAGAAAACAGCATTTATAGACAAGCAGAGCAAATAAGAGGAGACCTAATCATATTACAAGGCACTGATGATGACTGGTTACACGGTTATTGGGCAGGCGTACCGATAGGCACTGATAAAACGGATACAAAAACGTTTTACGGTGCCTTTTGTTCTGCAATTGAAGTTATTAGAAAGAATAATCCAGATTCAAAAATACTAGTGATGACAGCTACAAGACAATGCCCTATGAGTGGTACAACAATACGCCGTAAAGACACGGACAAAAACAAACTAGGGTTAACACTTGAGGACTATGTAAACGCTCAAATATTAGCTTGTAGTGAGTTAGATGTACCAGTGTTTGACGCATATCACACAGATTACTTTAAGCCATACAATCCAGCTTTTAGGAAAGCGAGCATGGAGGACGGCTTACACCCTAACGAAAAAGGTCACGAGGTTATTATGTACGAGTTAATCAAGGATTATTACAGTTTTTACGACTAAAGGAGGCAACCAATGGCTTACGGATTAATTACAAGTTTACATTCAATGACAGGTCGGAAAATAGTTGCTCAACATGAGTATAACTATCGCTTGTTAGATGAAGGTATGAGCAAACTTGAGAAAATGTTTATATACCATCAAAAAGAAGAAATATACGCACACTCAGCGAAACAAATTAAATACTTGAATGACAGTGTTGAAGATTATTTAACGTATTTAAATGGCCGTTTTAGCAATATGATTCTAGGCCATAACGGCGACGGTATCAATGAAGTAAAAGACGCGCGTATTGATAATACAGGTTATGGTCATAAGACATTGCAAGATCGTTTGTATCATGATTATTCAACACTAGATGCTTTCACTAAAAAGGTTGAGAAAGCTGTAGATGAACACTATAAAGAATATCAAGCGACAGAATACCGATTTGAACCAAAAGAGCAAGAACCGGAATTCATCACAGATTTATCGCCATATACTAACGCAGTAATGCAATCATTTTGGGTAGACCCTAGAACAAAAATTATTTACATGACACAAGCGCGTCCAGGCAATCATTACATGTTATCTAGATTGAAGCCTAACGGACAATTTATTGATAGACTGCTAGTTAAAAATGGCGGACACGGCACACACAACGCCTATAGATATATCGGCAATGAGTTGTGGATTTATTCAGCGGTATTAGACGCTAACAACAATAACAAGTTTGTACGCTTTAAATACAGAAGCGGAGAAATGACGTATGGCAATGAAATGCAAGACGTTATGCCAAATGTATTTAACGATAGATATACGTCAGCAATTTATAATCCTATAGAAAACTTAATGGTTTTTAGACGTGAATATAAAACTTCTGAACAACAAGCTAAGAACGCATTAAATTTTGTTGAAGTAAGAAGTGCTGACGATATTGATAAAGGTATAGACAAAGTACTGTACCAAATGGATATCCCTATGCAATACACATCAGGTACGCAACCTATGCAAGGTATTGCTTATGATGCAGGTATCTTATATTGGTACACTGGCGATTCAAATCCAGCTAACCCTAATTACTTACAAGGCTTCGATATCAAAACGAAAGAATTGTTATTTAAACGTCGTATCGATATAGGCGGTGTGAATAACAACTTTAAAGGAGATTTCCAAGAGGCTGAGGGTCTAGATATGTATTACGATCTAGAAACAGGACGTAAAGCACTTTTAATCGGGGTAACTATTGGACCTGGTAACAACAGACATCATTCAATTTATTCTATCGGTCAAAGAGGTGTAAACCAATTCTTGAAAAACATCGCACCTCAAGTATCAATGACTGATTCAGGCGGACGTGTTAAACCGTTACCAATACAGAACCCAGCATATCTAAGTGATATTACGGAAGTTGGTCATTACTATATCTATACGCAAGACACACAAAATGCGTTAGATTTCCCGTTACCGAAAGCGTTTAGAGATGCAGGTTGGTTCTTTGATGTACTGCCTGGTCATTATAATGGTGCGTTAAGACAAGTACTAACTAGAAACAGCACAGGTAGAAATATGCTCAAATTTGAACGTGTTATCGACATCTTTAACAAGAAAAACAACGGTTCATGGAATTTTAACCCACAAAGTGCTGGTTATTGGGAACATATCCCTAAGAGCATCACGAAATTGTCTGATTTAAAAATTGTTGGTTTAGACTTCTATATCACCACTGAAGAATCAAAACGTTTTTCTGACTTCCCTAAAGATTACAAAGGTATTGCAGGCTGGGTGTTAGAAGTAAAATCAAATACACCGGGTAACACAACACAAGTGCTAAGACGTAATAACTTTGCTTCTGCTCACCAGTTTTTCGTTAGAAACTTTGGTACTGGTGGTAATAGTGGTTGGAGCATAATAGAAGGTAAGGAGGTTGAATAATGGTAGTAGATAATTTTTCAAAAGATGATAACTTAATCGAGTTACAAACAACATCACAATATAATCCGGTTATTGACACAAACATCAGTTTCTATGAATCAGATAGAGGAACTGGTGTTTTAAATTTTGCAGTAACTAAGAATAATAAGCCGTTATCAATCAGCAAACATAATGCGATGACTAGTATTGTGCTTAAGACGGATAACTTCGACGATGAACACGGCGCTTATATTAGTGATGAACTTACAATTGTTGATGCAATTAATGGACGAATGCAATACGTTATCCCAAACGAGTTCTTAAAATACACTGGTCGAGTACATGCGCAAGCATATTTTACTCAAAACGGTAGCAATAACGTAATTGTAGAGCGTCAATTTAGCTTCAATATCGAAAATGATTTAATTAGTAACTTCGACGGCAAAACAAAGTTGGTTTATATCAAATCAATTCAGGACTTAACAGAAAGTGTTAAAGAAGAAGTTGAGGACTTAAAGAAAAGTTTAAGTGATACAAAATCGTTGGTTACTGAAATTGATAGTCGTATTAATCAAGGTATTCAAAGATTAGAAATCAAACAAAATGAAGCGGTACAGATGATTACAACAACACAAGACAAAGCCGTTCAATATATAAATAGCGAGTTCCAGAAAATTGTTGATAAAGAGCAAGCGATTTTTGAACGTGTTAACGAAGTTGAACAACAAATCAATGGTGCAGACCTAATCAAAGGTAATTCAACAACAAATTGGCAAAAGTCTAAAATTACTGATGATTACGGTAAAGCAATCGAATCGTCTGAGCAGTCCATAGATAGCGTTTTAAGCGCAGTTAACACATCTAGGATTATTCATATCACTAGCGCGACAGATGCGCCCTCATTTAAAGATATAGGTACTGTCGATACACCTAAAGAAGATGGCGTTGACGATGGTTCAGATATTCCGGTAGCTCCTAACACTTTAGGAAAATCAGGCGTGTTAGTTGTCTATGTTGTTGATGATAGTACGGCACGTGCAACATGGTATCCAGATGATTCAAACGACGAATATACAAAATATAAAATTAGTGGCACATGGTACCCGTTTTACAAAAAAAATGACGGCGATTTAACTAAGGAATTCGTCGAAGAAACATCAAACAACGCTTTAAATCAAGCCAAGCAGTATGTAGATGATAAATTCGGAACAACGAGTTGGCAACAACATAAGTTAACAGAACATAACGGTCAATCAATCCAAAAGAACTTATATAACGCCAAAGGTAATTTAGAAGCATTGGGCGCTGGGAATTATTACGTAACAAGTGTGCCTGATTTACCAGGTATTGTTGAAAGTTACGAAGGCTACTTATCAGTATTTGTTAAAGATGATGCAAATAAGTTATTCAACTTCACACCTTCAAACTCTAAAAAAGTTTATACACGATCAATCACAAATGGTCGATTAGACTCACAATGGGCTACACCTAACGAACATAAAACAGCCGTGTTATTCGACGGTGCTGCAAACGGTGTAGGAACAAGGATTAATTTAACCGAAGCTTATACAAATTATGCAATTCTATTCATAAGCGGTACTTATCCAGGTGGTGTTATTGAAGCATTCAGTTTAACCTCTATACCAAATGCGATTCAATTAAGTAAAACAAATGTAGTTGACTCAGACGGTAACGGTGGTGGTAGTTATGAATGCTTAATAACTAAAGAAAGTGGTACGACGTTAAAAATCGATAACGATGTGTACCTTGATTTAGGCAGTAAAACAGGTTCTGGTGCTAATGCAAACAGAGTTACGATAAATAAAATTGTGGGGTGGAAATAATGAAAATCACAGTAAACGATAAAAACGAAGTTATCGGATACGTTAATACTGGCGGATTACGCAATAGTTTAGATGTAGATGATAACAATGTGCCTATTAAATTTAAAGAAGAGTTCGAACCTAGAAAGTTTGTTTTCACTAACGGTGAAATTAAATACAATAGCAATTTCGAAAAAGAAGACGTACCGAATGCATCAAAACAACAAAGTGAATCAGATTTGAGTGATGAAGAACTTCGCGGAATGGTTGCAAGTATGCAAATGCAGGTGACGCAAGTAAACATTTTGGCGATGGAATTAAAGCAACAAAACGCTATGTTAACACAACAGTTGACTGAACTAAAAGCTGGTAAAACAAATACAGAGGAGGACGTTTAAATGGAGAAAATTAAGATGATTTATCCAACTTTCAAGGACATTAAAACTTTTTATGTGTGGGGTTGCTATAAAAATGACCAAATTAAGTGGTACGTAGACATGGGTGTAATCGACAAAGAAGAATATGCATTGATCACTGGAGAAAAATATCCAGAAACAAAAGATGAAAAGTCACAGGTGTAATGCTTGTGGCTTTTTAATTTAACGCAAAGTAGGTGGCGTAATGTTTGGCTTTACCAAACGACACGAACAAGATTGGCGTTTAACGCGATTAGAAGAAAATGATAAGACTATGTTTGAAAAATTCGACAGAATAGAAGACAGTCTGAGAACGCAAGAAAAAATTTATGACAAGTTAGATAGAAATTTCGAAGAACTAAGACGTGACAAAGAAGAAGATGAAAAAAATAAAGAGAAAAATGCTAAAAATATTAGAGACATCAAGATGTGGATTCTAGGATTAATAGGGACGATTCTAAGTACATTTGTTATAGCCTTGTTAAAAACTATTTTTGGCATTTAAAGGAGGTGATTACCATGCTTAAAGGGATTTTAGGATATAGCTTCTGGGCGTGCTTCTGGTTTGGTAAATGTAAATAACAGTTAAGAGTCAGTGCTTCGGCACTGGCTTTTTATTTTGATTGAAATGAGGTGCATACATGGGATTACCTAACCCAAAGACTAGAAAGCCTACAGCTAGTGAAGTGGTGGAGTGGGCAAAGTCGAATATTGGTAAGAGGATTAATATAGATAATTATCGGGGCAGTCAATGTTGGGATACACCTAACTTTATTTTTAAAAGATATTGGGGTTTTGTAACATGGGGCAATGCTAAGGATATGGCTAATTACAGATATCCTAAGGGTTTCCGATTCTATCGTTATTCATCTGGATTTGTACCGGAACCTGGAGACATCGCAGTTTGGCACCCTGGCAACGGAATAGGTTCGGACGGACACACCGCAATAGTAGTAGGACCATCTAATAAAAGTTATTTTTATAGCGTTGACCAAAACTGGGTTAATTCTAATAGTTGGACAGGTTCTCCGGGAAGTTTAGTAAGACACCCTTATGTAAGTGTTACAGGCTTTGTCAGACCTCCATATTCAAAAGATACTAGCAAACCTAGTAGTACTGATACAAGTTCAGCATCAAAAGCCAATGACTCAACAATTACTGGCGAAGCGAAGAAACCGCAATTTAAAGAAGTTAAAACAGTAAAATACACTGCTTACAGCAATGTTTTAGATAAAGAAGAGCATTTCATTGATCATATAGTTGTAATGGGTGATGAACGCTCAGATATTCAAGGATTATATATAAAAGAATCAATGCATATGCGTTCTGTAGACGAACTGTATACGCAAAGAAATAAGTTTATAAGCGATTATGAAATACCGCATTTATATGTCGATAGAGAGGCTACATGGCTTGCTAGACCAACCAATTTTGATGACCCGCGTCACCCTAATTGGTTAGTTATTGAAGTATGTGGTGGTCAAACAGATAGTAAGCGTCAATTCTTAATGAACCAAATACAAGCTTTAATACGGGGTGTATGGTTGTTGTCAGGAACAGATAAAGAATTATCTGAAACGACGTTAAAGGTAGACCCTAATATTTGGCGTAGTATGAAAGATTTAATTAATTACGACTTGATTAAGCAAGGTATACCGGATAACGCAAAGTATGAGCAAGTCAAAAAGAAAATGCTTGAAATGTACATTAAACGAGATATATTGACGCGAGAAAATATTAAAGAAGTAACGACAAAAACAACAATAAGAATTAGTGATAAAACATCAGTTGACAGTGCGTCCACACGAGGCCCTACTCCATCAGACGAAAAACCAAGCATCGTTACTGAAACAAGTCCATTCACATTCCAGCAAGCACTGGATAGACAAATGTCTAGGGGTAACCCGAAAAAATCTCATACATGGGGCTGGGCTAATGCAACACGAGCACAAACGAGCTCGGCAATGAATGTTAAGCGAATATGGGAAAGTAACACGCAATGCTACCAAATGCTTAATTTAGGAAAGTATCAAGGCATTTCAGTTAGTGCGCTTAACAAAATACTTAAAGGAAAAGGAACGCTCGACGGACAAGGCAAAGCATTCGCGGAAGCTTGTAAGAAAAACAACATTAACGAAATTTATTTGATCGCGCACGCTTTCTTAGAAAGTGGATACGGAACAAGTAACTTCGCTAGTGGTAGATACGGTGCATATAATTACTTCGGTATTGGTGCATTCGACAACGACCCTGATTATGCAATGAAATTTGCTAAAAATAAAGGTTGGACAACTCCAGCAAAAGCAATCATGGGCGGTGCTAGCTTCGTAAGAAAGGATTACATCAATAAAGGTCAAAACACATTGTACAGAATCAGATGGAATCCTAAGAATCCAGCTACGCACCAATACGCTACTGCTATAGAGTGGTGCCAACATCAAGCTAGTACAATCGCTAAGCTATATAAACAAATCGGGTTAAAAGGTATCTATTTTATAAGAGATAAATATAAATAAAGAGGTGTGTAAATGTACAAAATAAAAGATGTTGAAACGAGAATAAAAAATGATGGTGTTGACTTAGGTGACATTGGCTGTCGATTTTACACTGAAGATGAAAATACAGCATCTATAAGAATAGGTATCAATGACAAACAAGGTCGTATCGATCTAAAAGCACATGGCTTAACACCTAGATTACATTTGTTTATGGAAGATGGCTCTATATTCAAAAATGAGCCCCTTATTATCGACGATGTTGTAAAAGGGTTCCTTACCTACAAGATACCTAAAAAGGTTATCAAACACGCTGGTTATGTTCGTTGTAAGCTGTTTTTAGAGAAAGAAGAAGAAAAAATACATGTCGCGAACTTTTCTTTCAATATCGTTGATAGTGGCATTGAATCTGCTGTAGCAAAAGAAATCGATGTTAAATTGGTAGATGATGCTATTACGAGAATTTTAAAAGATAATGCGACAGATTTATTGAGCAAAGACTTTAAAGAGAAAATAGATAAAGATGTCATTTCTTACATCGAAAAGAATGAAAGTAGATTTAAAGGTGCGAAAGGTGATAAAGGCGAACCGGGACAACCTGGTGCAAAAGGTGAAGCAGGTAAAAAAGGAGAACAAGGCGCACCCGGTAAAAACGGTACTGTAGTATCAATCAATCCTGACACTAAAATGTGGCAAATTGATGGTAAAGATACAGATATCAAAGCAGAACCTGAGTTATTGGACAAAATGAATATCGCAAATGTTGAAGGGTTAGAAGATAAATTGCAAGAAGTTGAAAAAATCAAAGATACAACTCTCAACGACTCTAAAACGTATACGGATTCAAAAATTGCTGAACTAGTTGATAGCGCGCCTGAATCTATGAATACATTAAGAGAATTAGCAGAAGCAATACAAAACAACTCTATTTCAGAAAGCGTATTGCAACAGATTGGCTCAAAAGTTAGTACAGAAGATTTTGAGGGATTCAAGCAATCATTAAACAGTTTGTATGCAGATAAAAATCATAGTCATACAATCAAACAGATTGAAGGATTAGAAAATACTTTATCAAAAAAATCAGACATAAATCACAGTCATGATGAACGTTATCTTTTATCATCAAATGCTTTTACAAAAGAGGAAGCAGATAAACTTTATCAACCTATCGGTTCTTCGCAGCCGTCACTGAATATTTGGACAGGCAGTGAAACAGAATATAATTATTTGTATCAAAAAGACCCTAATACACTTTACTTAATTAAGGGGTGATTTTTATGGAAGGTAATTTTAAAAATGTAAAGAAGTTTATTTACGAAGGTGAAGAATATACAAAAGTATATGCTGGAAATATCCAAGTATGGAAAAAGCCTTCATCTTTTGTAATTAAACCCTTACCTAAAAATAAATATCCGGATAGCATAGAAGAATCAACAGCAAAATGGACAATAAACGGAGTTGAACCTAATAAAAGTTATCAGGTGACAATAGAAAATGTACGTAGCGGTATAATGAGGGTTTCGCAAACTAATTTAGGTTCAAGTGATTTAGGAATATCAGGAGTCAATAGCGGAGTTGCAAGTAAAAATATCAACTTTAGTAATCCTTCAGGGATGTTGTATGTCACTATAAGTGATGTTTATTCAGGATCTCCGACATTGACCATTGAATAATTTTAAACGACTAATTTTTTAGTCGTTTTTTATTTTGGATAAAAGGAGCAAACAAATGGATGCAAAAGTAATAACAAGATACATCGTATTGATCTTAGCATTAGTAAATCAATTCTTAGCAAATAAAGGTATAAGTCCGATACCAGTAGATGAAGAAAGTGTTTCATCGATTATCTTAACAGTTGTTGCTTTATATACTACATATAAAGATAATCCAACATCTCAAGAAGGGAAATGGGCGAATCAAAAATTAAAGAAATATAAAGCTGAAAGTAAATATAGAAAAGCAACAGGACAAGCACCTATTAAAGAAGTAATGACACCTACGAATATGAACGACACAAATGATTTAGGGTAGGTGGTTGATATATGTTAATGACAAAAAATCAAGCAGAAAAATGGTTTGACAATTCATTAGGGAAACAATTCAACCCAGATGGTTGGTATGGATTTCAGTGTTATGATTACGCCAATATGTTCTTTATGTTAGCGACAGGCGAAAGGCTGCAAGGTTTATATGCTTATAATATCCCGTTTGATAATAAAGCAAAGATTGAAAAATATGGTCAAATAATTAAAAACTATGACAGCTTTTTACCGCAAAAGTTGGATATTGTCGTTTTCCCGTCAAAGTATGGTGGCGGAGCTGGACACGTTGAAATTGTTGAGAGCGCAAATTTAAACACTTTCACATCATTTGGTCAAAACTGGAACGGTAAAGGTTGGACTAATGGCGTTGCGCAACCTGGTTGGGGTCCTGAAACTGTGACAAGACATGTTCATTATTATGACAATCCAATGTATTTTATTAGGTTAAACTTCCCTAACAACTTAAGCGTTGGCAATAAAGCTAAAGGTATTATTAAGCAAGCGACTACAAAAAAAGAGGCAGTAATTAAACCTAAAAAAATTATGCTTGTAGCCGGTCATGGTTATAACGATCCTGGAGCAGTAGGAAACGGAACAAACGAACGCGATTTTATACGTAAATATATAACGCCTAATATCGCTAAGTATTTAAGACATGCAGGACATGAAGTTGCATTATACGGTGGCTCAAGTCAATCACAAGATATGTATCAAGATACTGCATACGGTGTTAATGTAGGCAATAAAAAAGATTATGGCTTATATTGGGTTAAATCACAGGGGTATGACATTGTTCTAGAAATACATTTAGACGCAGCAGGAGAAAGCGCAAGTGGTGGGCATGTTATTATCTCAAGTCAATTCAATGCAGATACTATTGATAAAAGTATACAAGATGTTATTAAAAATAATTTAGGACAAATAAGAGGTGTAACACCTCGTAACGATTTACTAAATGTTAATGTATCAGCAGAAATAAATATCAATTATCGCTTATCTGAATTAGGTTTTATTACTAATAAAAATGATATGGATTGGATTAAGAAAAATTACGACTTGTACTCTAAACTAATAGCTGGTGCGATTCATGGTAAGCCAATTGGTGGAGTGGTAGCTAGTGAGGTCAAAGCGCCAGTTAAAAACGAAAAGAATCCGCCAGTGCCAGCAGGTTATACACTCGATAAGAATAATGTCCCTTATAAAAAAGAACAAGGCAATTACACAGTAGCTAATGTTAAAGGTAATAATGTAAGAGACGGTTATTCAACTAATTCAAGAATTACAGGGGTATTACCCAACAACACAACAATTACGTATGACGGTGCATATTGTATTAATGGTTATAGATGGATTACTTATATTGCTAATAGTGGACAACGTCGCTATATTGCGACCGGAGAGGTAGACATAGCAGGCAACCGAATAAGCAGTTTTGGTAAGTTTAGCACGATTTAGTATTTACTTAGAATAAATATTTTGCTACATTAACTATAGGGAATCTTACAGTTATTAAATAACTATTTGGATGGATATTAATTTTTATATGATTTTTAGATACAATCTAAAAAGAGCGGGAGGGCTCTTTTGGATTGTATCTAAAGATAATTGTGTTAATATTCCTATACACCTTTTAACATTACTCTCAAGATTTAAATGTGCGTAACAGGTAGGTACTTCGGTACTTGCCTATTTTTGTTCAAAACAAAATATGATAAATAGAAAAGGTAGAGATAACGTAACGCTCACCCTACCTTTGTAAAAATTAATTATTTTCGATTGTAATATGAGTTATATCTTTAGTGTTTATAATTCTGCTTTGTGCATTAGAATCGGTATCCCCAACATTACCCGATATAACGCCGTCCTCCTTGTCTTTACTATAGATAGAAACTTTTGCTCCTTCTTTAACTAATTCTTTGTCCTTTAGGCTATCTACTAATTTTTTCCATATAGAATTCGCATCTGTCGAATTAGATTTCGGATTAACTCTTTTAATATCAATACGACTAACACCATATGAATCAATTTCCGCATTATTAGATGAACCTAATTCATTCAAGCTCGCAGTACCTGAAATATTACCTTCTGCACCATTTTTAGTCTTATATTTTACTTCGATAGTTTCGTTATCTGTTTTGTCAATAATATTTGCATCTTTTAAAGAATCTCTAACTTTTTTCCACAACTGATTGTCCTTGATTTCAGAAGCTTTGGCAACGTTATTAATACCATTATAATTTGAAGAAGAATGAAAACCTGAACCTACTGTTGTTAAAACTAAAGCACTTGCTATCAATGTTTTTGTTAATAGTTTTTTATTCATTTTATTTTCTCCTATAACTTATTTGCAATCGATTACAAAGTAATTTTAGAATTATTATTTATGTAAATCAATTAAATAATTATTAACAAATCCATAAAATTTTATCATTGAAATATAATAATTTTGAGCTAGAAATATTCGTCATTTATGCTATAATCGTTTTAGACACAGCAATGTGTTCAAATTTTCATCTATTCGTAAGTTAGCCTTCGGGCTGACTTTTTATTTCCATTATTCACATGTTAATCTTGTTGTTGTTTAGGCAGGTACTTCGGTACTTGCCTATTTTTTTATGCAAATTTTAAAAAACACTTGACTAATAAACATTTGTTTAGTATAATTATATTTGTAGGTTAGTTGATGACTTACAAATTATGTGTAAGGAGGTGAAAAGCCTCATGCTAGACATAATAAAAACACTTCTAGAACATCAAGTATTGGCAGTACTGATAATTCCAGAAGTGTTAAAACAACTTAGAGAATGGCATCTCGGCTACCTAGACCGAAAGCCAAACAACAAAGATTAACATTATGCTTGGAGCCTGATGGCTCCTCCTTACACTTATATAATATAATATTATTTGGAGGTTTTCAATTATGACAGAACAAATGTATTTAATATTGTTTTTATTAAGCCTACCATTGTTATTATTTATCGGGAGAAAAACACATTTTTATTGTTTAGATAAAAAGAATGGACGTAGATAATATGAGTGATTATAAATTAAAAATAATTGAATTGATCAAAAGTGATATAACAGGTTACCAAATTCACAAACAAACTGGCGTAGCGCAATATGTAATTTCACAATTAAGGCAAGGAAAGCGCGAAGTAGATAACTTAACTTTAAATACAACTGAAAAACTATACAGTTACGCACGACAAGTGTTATAATATAAATGTGAAATGGTCATTCTTGAAATGACTCGGTCGCTACTGGCACAGACCGTTTAAAGTGTCACCACAACATGAACTGAGAATTCATATGACGTTGCTGACGAGCGACAAAGCTCTGTGTTCCTGAATGGGAGTAGGTTTGTGTGGTGGTATAATTTAGTAACAGCATAGACTGTCTATAGCAAAGTTGCCGAAGAGATTCTAAACGTATTTATAAATACGTGGCCCTTGCTAGATAACCGCATCTTAACTGATGCGGTTATTTTTATCCCCACACAACCAACAAAACCACACCACCTATTAATTTAGGAGTGTGGTTATTTTAATATATGAAGCTAAAATAACTACAAATGATACCATTTTTGATACCAAAAAATGATAACCTCAAAACTTCAAGAGAAATAACTTCACTTTAAATCGTATTAAATCAACGTTTCTATAAAAACAAGTTCTTAAAAATTAGTTTTTTCAATCGAAATGGAAGGTAGTATTGGATAGCTTTAAACCGCGTTGTTAAGCCATTCTTGACTTCCGGAAATGGGTATTGATACCATTTTGATACTGAATATAACAAAAAGCCACATTACTGTGGCTTTTTTTGTTTTATAACTAAATCGGATTGATAGATAAGCTTTGTACTTATTTATATCAGTCCGATTTTTTGATTGGTGTAAAAAATAATCATTGATGGTGGATAAAGCGACAACACAAATACAATATGATTGTGGCATTAGAGTGCTGGTCTTTATTAAATTAATTGAAAACTACATCAAATATTCTTTAAAGATAATTCGATATTAGTTCGATTAAGATTCGTTGTATAAGTGAGTTAAAATAAGAAAACTATTAATAATATTAAGTTCACTACAGATGTTGCTAATGGACCATAAGTTTTAAAGACATCTTCACTTTTATAACCAACAATCGCATCTAAAAATTGAACTAAAATCATTGCAATGGATATAGTTATCAAAAATATAGCACTATGAATGACTAAAGAAAAAATAGCTAATAAAAATAAAGGTAAGCTTCGACTAAGTGCATAATATGCATTTATATTATGACTAGATGCACATGCTTGAATTGAATAACCTAAACTTACACTGGCACTAATGATTGTAAATATTGCTAAAACAAAATACATGTTAATCCTTCTTTCTATATTTGAATATAAACAAGTACTTGTCTAAAGATATTTAAAAGATAATTAGAATAAATTTATGAGAAACTGGTTGTTATCATTATAATGGTTTCAAATGATTATAACTATGTCATAAACTGAATTTGTTGAAATTTTTCATTATGTAAATTTATTAATAACAAACAGCTCGAACTATAGCATCATTTTACTAATGAATGCATTAAAGTAACTATGATTAAAAATGCATATTAATTATCATTATTAAGTCTATTATATATAATGAATTTTAACTGGTTTATTAAACGAGAACGTCGGGAATTAAGTAACTACAATAAAAATAAGATATGACAATAAGGAGACTACACGCGTGATCATTGCCATAATTATATTGATATTTATTTCGTTTTTCTTTTCAGGAAGCGAGACGGCATTAACGGCTGCCAATAAAACAAAATTTAAAACTGAAGCTGACAAAGGTGATAAAAAAGCAAAAGGCATTGTAAAGTTACTTGAAAAACCAAGTGAGTTTATTACAACGATTCTAATTGGGAATAATGTCGCGAATATTTTATTACCAACACTTGTTACAATTATGGCTTTACGTTGGGGGATTAGCGTTGGTATTGCATCAGCTGTTTTAACAGTTGTTATCATTTTGATTTCCGAAGTGATTCCCAAGTCTGTCGCTGCAACATTTCCAGATAAAATAACAAGGCTTGTATATCCAATTATTAATATTTGTGTCATTGTGTTTCGCCCTATCACATTACTTTTAAATAAGTTGACGGACAGTATTAATCGAAGTTTATCTAAGGGTCAACCTCAAGAACATCAATTTTCAAAAGAAGAATTTAAAACAATGTTAGCAATTGCTGGACATGAAGGTGCTTTAAATGAAATTGAGACGAGTAGGTTGGAAGGTGTCATTAATTTTGAAAATTTAAAAGTAAAAGATGTAGATACAACACCTAGAATTAATGTGACGGCATTTGCTTCAAATGCGACATACGAAGAAGTTTATGAAACGGTTATGAATAAGCCATACACTAGATATCCAGTGTACGAGGGAGATATTGATAACATTATTGGGGTGTTTCATTCTAAATATCTGTTGGCTTGGAGTAATAAAAAAGAAGATCAAATTACAAACTATTCAGCTAAGCCATTATTTGTGAATGAACACAATAAAGCTGAATGGGTATTACGTAAGATGACTATTTCTAGAAAACATTTAGCAATTGTGTTGGACGAATTTGGTGGTACCGAAGCGATAGTGTCACATGAAGACTTAATTGAAGAATTATTAGGTATGGAAATTGAAGATGAGATGGATAAAAAGGAAAAAGAAAAACTTTCTCAACAGCAAATTCAATTTCAACAACGGAAAAATCGCAACGTATCTATATAA